CTGGCTTGTATGTCTATTCCAATCCCTCCTGTCAGAATACACTTACCGATATGGCAAGATTCATTCTTGCGATCGTCTAGTTTACTGGTTGCGACAACCTCCTGTCAATATTCCTATCGGTTACAAAACGCAACCAACTCCTGCGATGCCCGATGAATACAAGGTTCCTGACTCTGTTCAGTCATATCGTAACTATTATGTGGGCGCAAAAAAAACTATGGCAAAGTGGAAAAATCGTCCTGTTCCAGAGTGGTGGAGCGATACGGTTTAATAAATACCTGTATGGAACAAAAAAGAACTCCCATCCCAATTTTAGATTCCGATGTCCTCGGAAAATGAAGGCGACTCTACCTTGCGTGGAGTCGCCTTTTTCGTATCAACCCTCTAGTTAAAATAAGGACTGCAAATGTCGAGAAGAAAACAAAATAATCTACAACTCGTCGCGCCAACACAAACTGTCATTCAACAGGAGAGAAGTTCTAAATGCAAAGTTTCGTATAATGATCTAAAAAATATTTCTCCATTAAATTTTAATCAGAGAACTTTTTTCGAAATATATGATAAACAAGCATCAGCAGTCCTACTACACGGTGTCGCTGGCACTGGTAAAACATTCATCGCTCTATATAAAGCATTAGAAGAAGTATTAGATAGTTCTAGTAATTTCGAACGTGTGATTGTTGTTCGTTCCGCAGTACCTTCGCGTGAAATCGGACATCTTCCAGGAGACGAAAAAGAAAAGACCGAAGTTTACACTATGCCATATGTTGAAATTTGCGAAGATCTTTTTAATCACATTCAACCGTTTGCTCGCTTACAAGAGCAAAAAATTGTTCACTTCCTTATTACATCATTCGTTCGTGGTATTACTCTAGATAACTCAGTTGTGATTGTCGATGAATGTCAAAACATGACTGACATGGAGTTGAATTCTATCATGACACGTATCGGCAAAAACTCAAAAGTTATCTTCTGCGGAGACTTCCGTCAAACTGACCTATATAAGAAGAACGATATGTCTGGGTTGCAGAANTTTATTGCAATCGCTGACATGATGCCNTCATTTAAAACTGTNGAGTTTACTGTGGACGATATCGTTCGGTCAAAACTTGTAAAAGAATATATAATTGCACGACTAGAATATGAAAGTCGTTACGCTGCATAGGAGATAAAAATGTCAACACTACTAGAAAATTTTCATGCATCACTTGGTGATGCATTTACGGGTCTACCACTTCAACCAAAAGGTCTTGCATTACAACGTCCTTCTCAGTTGCAAAATCAATTAGATGCATTAGATGCAGAAGATCCTGCCAATGCAGATTTTATTGCTCATCTAACTAGAGAAATTGACGATGCAAATGCGGTGATTGCTGCAGAAAATTATACTGAGTTGGAAGATCAAATTGCATATTTTAATTTTTATAATCTAAAATTAAAAGAATTTATTGAAGAAATGGCTTGACTTTTCTATAAAATTATAGTATAATGAATTATGTTTAAAACGATATATGACTATGAAGATTTCGCCCAATCAACTACGAACGAAGATGGTAGCAGAGTTTACGTTAATGCCTCTGGTGTAGCGTATCCTTCTGCTACCACGGTTCTCGGGGTTCTATCCAGAGATGGAATCGCTGCTTGGCGAAAACGTGTTGGTGAAGAAGAAGCAAATAAGATCTCAAGCAAAGCATCGACCCGTGGAACTAAGATTCACACATTAACTGAATCATATCTTAAGAACGAAGATTTAGAAGAAGCGTATACAACTACGAAAGCATCTCTACTTGACGTTGAGATGTTCAAGAAGTTCAAACCTGTTCTCGATCCGATTGGCGACATTCACTGCCAAGAACTTGCGCTCTATAGTGACCATCTTCGTATGGCAGGTCGTGTCGACTGTATCGCCGATTATAACCGTCTTCGAGCAGTCATCGACTTCAAGACATCTAGCAAACCCAAAAAGAAAGAACATATCAGTTCCTACTTTATGCAGACTGCAGCATATGCAATCATGTATGAAGAACGGACTGGTATTCCTGTTCCTTGGTTAGTAGTTCTGATTGCAGTTGAAGGCGATGAACCTCAGGTGTTTATCGAGAAGCGAGATAACTGGACAAAAGAATTGCTTCGAACTCGCGATTATTTTGAAAATGGTTATTATTTGGCTTGACTTCTAAACAAAACTATAGTATAAATAATATATCAGTTGTTGACAGTTGACAATAAAAGCGGAAAGACGGGGGTTCGACTCCCCCCACCTCCACCAAGAGGAAATTTATGGTAATATGCAGTTGCCGTGATATACGTGACTCTCAGTATACTAATCGAGAAGAGTTAAGAGCACGTATTTTAAAAGATGATTTTTGCTGCGGTACGTGCCAAGATGAGTTTCTTGTTGATGGGGGTGACATTGGAATTCGATTTTCGTGTAATAGGAATACCGAGACTGATTGACTGGCAAAGCGCCACAAACTGTAAATGCAAACGATAACGTTGCCTTTGCTCTAGCTGCATAAGCTAGCATTGGGTTTTCGGCGGTTTCCCTCGAAACAGAATAAACCGCCAACCGTTCTAAATCAACGGTAAACAGAGACTATTGGGAGTCTTTAAACCCTAAATATAATGCACCTTTGAAAAAAAGTGCCCAGTGTAGGGAGTCACTGGTTAATCCTCTCTCCAGTTCAACAATCCAAGGAATAGAGATGCCTTCCTTTAATAAGAAGACATTGAAAATTCTTTCTTCAATTTTAGTGGTAATTGTAATATATTGTGTATCATTGAGTTATGCAAAAGAAAGAATCGAAGACACCGCAATGGAATACACTGTCGGTGGATATGAGAAAGTCGAAAGCGTAAAACGACAAAAACAAGAAATTTTACAAAAACAAGAAGAAATCATACAAAAAAACGTTAAAAAAGAAAAACAAAAATACCTGTCACAAAACTCTGCAGCAATAACTTGCTTAGCAGACAACATCTACTACGAAGCAGGTAATGAACCCAGAAAGGGTAAAATCGCGGTTGCAGGTGTAACTTTAAATAGAGTTCGCAATCCAAAATATCCATCAAACGTTTGCTCTGTCGTTTATCAGAGAACAAGTAGGGTCTGTCAGTTCAGTTGGACGTGTATGCGCCGACCTGCCAAAGACCCAGTATTATATGCTGAAGCAAAAGATATTGCGAAAAAAGTATTGACTTCTGAGATCAATACGCGTATAGTAGTTAATAGTAACGTTCTATTCTACCACGCTGACTATGTTAGTCCAGGTTGGAAGTTACAGAGAGTTACTAAAATCGGTAGACATATTTTTTACGCAGGATAGATTATGACGGAAGAAATTCCAGTAACTGATGAATTTTTGATTACAAAGCAATTTAAGACAGCAGCAGAGTTTTCCATCTTTATTGAAAAACTTGCAAGAGACTCTAGATCACCCTGTATGGATATTCTCATTGACTATTGTGAGAAACGAAATATTGAGGTTAGTTCTGTTGCTGGTCTTATTAGTTCATCACTAAAAGAAAAAATTCGAGTCGAGGCACAACAACTCAACATGTTGAAAAACGATGATGGGATTCTGCCTCTCTGATGGACTCTTATAAAGTGTATCAATTGTATCTCTCGCTGAGATTACATTTCACTCGACCTGATTTTGATATCACCAAATCCCGTAAAGGGGTAAAGGTTTCCAGAGAAGCATTTCTGAAACGTAAAGACTTATTTGCGTTACGAAAGTTGGCAGAAACAAAAACAAAAACTGAAATCATTGATTTTCTAGTTGCCAATTTTGTGTCTGGGAATCAGTGGGGTGGCGTCTTTGATACAGAGGCAAATGAAGTCTATGCTGAATGGCAGACACGGATGCAGAAATTGGGATATACTTTTAAACAGGATATCCAAACTCTCTATGCAGACGGAGACCCATTCGAAGTAATTAATGGACAACATCCCAGAGTATTAAAAATGTATCTTGGTAAAAAGATTTCTCTAGAATCTATTGCTATTTTGGCAAAAATAGGTATAATAGATAATACCGACTATAGTTCTTTATCGAATGATTTTATTTGGAATGACTTCGTGCATTTGGTAAAGAAATATAAACCCTTTGTCAAGATTGACAAAGATCATTACATCCGCCAACTAGAACAGGAGATTGGGACGGTGGTAAAATAACTATGGGTAAGTCTCGTAGAAGCGATTATGACGACCGTGGTTCCGACCGCATTAGACATAATGAAAAAGACGTAAATAAAATACGTAAAAGCAAAAATAATTTGTATAAATACTATACTAATCGGGATGAAGATTCCGATGAGGATTTATATTATGATACAAAATAAACAAAACATACAACGCAAACATAAGGACAATACATATGTCAAGTAATTCTCTATCCGAACTCCGCAAGCAACGCGGAAATTTTGACTCGCTCATGAAGGCAGTCGAGTCAATCGCAAACCCCACTACAGAAAAGCGTGGAGACGATGATCGTTTCTGGAAACCGACTGTCGATAAGGCAGGTAACGGTCAAGCAGTGCTTCGTTTCCTCCCTGCTCCTGCAGGTGAAGAACTTCCGTGGGTTCGCGTATGGGACCATGGTTTCCAAGGTCCAACTGGTAAGTGGTATATCGAAAACTCTCTTACTACTCTCAACAAACCAGATCCTGTTGGCGAACTGAATTCCGAACTGTGGAACTCAGGTGTGGAAGCGAACAAGGAAATTGCTCGTAAGCAGAAGCGTCGCCTCACTTACATCTCGAACGTCCTTGTTATTCGCGATCCCGCGAATCCAGAGAACGAAGGTAAGGTCTTCCTGTATAAGTACGGTAAGAAGATCTTCGATAAGATTAAGGACGTGATGCAACCTACGTTCGAAGATGAACAACCAGTCAATCCGTTCGATCTATGGGAAGGTGCTAACTTCAAGTTGCGCATTCGTCAGGTTGAAGGTTATCGTAACTACGATAAATCGGAATTCGATGGACCAACTCCTTTGTCTGATGACGAAGATAAGTTGGAGCAGATCTGGGGCAAGACCCATTCTCTCGCAGCGTTCCTCGATCCCTCGAACTTCAAGTCATATGACGAACTGAAGGCGAAGTTGAATGCAGTCCTTTCGGGTGGTGCTCGCGTAGCAACTGCCGAGAAGGTTAATCCGCTGGATGCTGAAGACGAACTGTTCGTTGAAACTAAGATGAAGTCTGCAACTTCTACGGTGACCGATGATTCGCCGCCATGGAAGGAAGACAGTGACGATGACACGATGAGTTACTTCTCGAGTCTCGCTGACGACTAAAATGAAAAGGGGGACTTAATTGTCCCCCTTTTTTTATCCGAAAGATCTTTTATTCTGGAACCTTTGCCAACTACTGTCTTCAGTTCTGACCGTATCCATCGGTAGAGATCCGCTACCATTATTTTGTTGCGGTGCAGCAGGTTGTTGAATTACAGTTGGTGGTGGAACATTAATAACTGGCGCAGTATCTTCTCTAGCACTATCTGTCATTTCTTTTAAATTCGCCGCAGCAGTATTATTCCCAGTTTCCAAATTGCTCTTGGTAATTTGATTAGTTTTAATTGAACCTGCTGTATTAGGTGTGAATAATTCTGGTCCATTTTCACCAACCAGATATGAACCCTTGGCAGATACTGGACCACCTTCTGCTCTCGCTCCGTCGACGGATTCAGTTGAACCCTCTGTTGAGTCTTCATTACCTGCTCTGGAAATATCTCTTGCTGCAAGACCAGCGTCAATTGCAAATGACGCAGCAGTTCCCGCTCCAGGAACAGTAGAGGCGACACCCGACGCTACTTCACCTGCAGCGCCAACGAAGTCTCCTTGTAGTGCACGCATGGCACCAAACCCAAGACCAGCAATTGCACCAATAATTGGAATCTTTTTCAGTAGAGATTTACCAACTGCCTTTGCGCCTATTTTAGCAGCACCCTTTGTAGCAATCTTGCCACCAACTTTAGACATTCCCTTTTCTGCGACCTTGCTGATAGCACCTTTTGCTTTACTGAGCATGCCCATACCACTCTCAGCAATTTTACCAGCGGTGGCACCCTTTGCGGTGTTTTTGCCGATAAATTGAGATGCTTTATTAAACATCCCTTTACCGCTTTCACTAACTCCCGCAATACGATCTCGCATCACTTTACCAATTCGAGACTGCTTAGCAGCACCAGCAAGAGGTCTGCCATTCTTGTCTAGTAATTGTTCTGCTCGTAAACCTCTGTTTTTAACAAGGTCAGTCGCCTTTGTTCTCAGAGTATTTGCAGTTCCCCTTACTCGATCAACAGCACCATCTACTGCATTGGTGCCTCTCTCGAATACACCACCTGCTTTTGCACCAAAGTTGGAGAGACGACTAGAGTATCTTTGATTTTCTAGTTTTTTAAATAGACCCTGACCGCCAGCTTTGAACCCAGCATACCCAGCAGCGATCCCGCCAAACAGAGATCCTCCACCTTCATCTTGCTCACCGTTACCAGTTGTAGGAGTTTCTGGTGTGACTCTAGTGTTTGCAGATTCTGTTCCGCCGATAACTACTTTCGGGGTAGATTGTTCTTTCGCTTCTACTGTTGCAGATGCCTTTTCGGCGTTTTGTTTATCAATATTTTCAGCACGTTTTTGGGCGTCTGCAGATGCTTGTTCTGCTTCTGCCTGTGCTATTTTGTTGCGAGTCATTACATCTTTTACGCTGGAACTTGGGTCTAACTGTTTTTTGCCAGAAGGTGCAACACCAGCACGTTTGAATAACTTATCTTTAATCTCTGTGATGAGTTGTTTGATTTCAGTTAAGATAGATGCAACATCATTCTTATCTCCTACTACAACTCCACCTTTTGCAGATTGAATCTTTACCTTTGGTTGTATAGATTCTTTGTGTTTTGCTTCCAGAGTTTTATTAATCTCTTCCATTGAAACAGGTTTACCATCTTTTCTATACGAGAAATCTTTCTCGGAAGATGGTTTGATGCCTTGCTGCTCTAAAATCTTCTTTTGTTCTTCAGTAAGATTTACCATTTTATCTACAGATGTAAATTCTGCAACAGATTGACTTGCAGACTGATTCGTTTCTGTTGCGGTGTCATTTGACGAAGACTGACTGGTCGTCGTTGACTTATTAACGTCATTGGCAGACTGATTGGTCGTCGTTGACTTATTAACGTCATTGGTTGACTGACTGGTCGTCGTTGAATTATTATTGGTAGACTTATTGGTTTCTGTTTTGCTACCGATTGCCTCAGAAAACATTTTCTTTAAACGTTCTACTTCTGAAAGTCTTTCATTCGATTGATTGGTTTCATTACGAATTTCTTCGCGACGGGATTCTTGAGATTTGAATATGCTCCCAAGAACTCCGCTCTGCGGCGTCAATCCTTTCTTGAATCCGCCCATGAATTCGCTGCCAGCGTTTTTGAAACCTTCTCTGAATCCTTTAGTTGGCGT